ATTGTAAGAATTTAATAATTCTTTTGGGAAGTTATTGTCTTTGCCCCACTTAACAAATTCTCCAGCTGTATCTATTTTATAAGTAGGAAGTTGGTTAACATCCATCTTAATAGTAATTATGTCATTATATATTTCTAATTTTTTAGCCATTGTAAACCTTGTTAGTTATTGCTCCACCTTGATATTCTTTAAATGTAATTTTTGTTAAATCAAAACAAGTTGCATAACCCACCTCCACTACATTTAATCCAGTTGGATTAGTATTACTATTGCCTACTTGTTCGTAAATCGTATATTCGTAATCGCCTACTGTTAATGAAATCTGAGCAGTTGTTGGTGTTGCTGTTTCAACTATTATAAATTCATTATATCTTTCTTTTTGTGTGCTTATGTCCGCTGGTAAAAAATATTGTGATGTATTTGTTTGAACGTTTTTAAACTGAAATAAAAAATAAGGATTTGCTAATAAACATTTCTCCTGTAATGTTAAGATAACTGTATTACTATTATTCTTATTAATTGTTATCATACTTATATAACGTACAAATATATCAATTTGTTATTTAAAAAAAAAGCCCAAGCTTACGGGCCTGAGCTGAAATTTAAAAAGTTATTGATTAAGCTATTAAGTTAGCAATTAAAGTACTTGTTACTTTGTAAATTGGAGCTATCTCCTTACCTTTAAAAGAAAGTTTGTGTCCATTCATGTCAGTAATTGCAGTTCCGCTTTCAGTACTCCAAGTTAATAAATCCATTCCTTGATCCTTACCAAATAACCAATAATCACCGTTAATATCTTCAACCATCATTGTCAATACGTTTTGAGCAACTAATTGAATTTCTTGAATAACTGTAGTAGTTAATTTTTTAATAGTGAAATCGATTTGTGGTTCGTATGAAATAGTTCCTGAAGCTGGTGTATAAGTACCAGGACTTGTAAACATTCCCATCTCTTTATCCAAAGAATATACTCGATACTTCTTGCCTGTAGCTAAAGTATAAGCTGTAACTAATCCAGCAGTTGATGTAAAAGTTGAACCAGTTCCTGAGTTGTTTTCAAATTCAGTTAGATAAACTTTCTTTATTCCTCCAGCTCCACCTTTACATCCGAGAAAGGTATAACCTGATGTTAATACGCATGCCATATTTTTATAATTTTAATTATTTATAATAAGGAGGGTTGCCCCTCCATTAAATTTATCCTACGTAAAGAACATTCATTGCTTGATTCACAACGTGTGCGAAGATTGTCATGATATTCTTAACGAACATATCTTCACGATTGAAAGCAATTTTGTTAACTTCAAACTTATTGATATCACTAACTAAATCAGTACACCAGTAAATATAATCAGGACGTGCTGCGATAACAACGTTTGCTGCTAAAGGCACGAATTGAATTTGTATACCATTGTAAAAATAAGCTTCAGTTGGTTGACCTAAATTAGTTACTGCGAATAAATCACGGTAAGTAGCAGATACGTTATAAATATTTATAAATTGTTTGTGAGAATAAGGAGCGTAAATAAATGGCTTAACTGCACCATTAATAACTCTTGCTGGGATAGCTGCATAAACCTTAGCATATTCAGTTTGGATGTTAGTTGCATCGATTGTAGTTCCTAAAACTTTAATACGAGTTCCTAAAGCACCACCATTATAAATCATTCTAGTTGCAACACCATCAAGTAATGAAGCTGAACCTGAAGCAACTAATGCTTGTTCAACTGAACTAACTTGATTCTGAGCAGTACCTGGAGTTAAAGCTGCAACTGCAGTACGTGTAGCACTTGTTGCACCATTCCAAAACTTACTTTGTAAATCTTCAGCAATTAAATTACCATAAGACTTTAATACTACAGAACCAAATTCACTTGATTCAATTTCCCAAGCTCCTGGCTTCATAGTTCTGTTGAAACGTGAAGAACGTAAAGCGTTCGGGTCGAATTCTTGGTAGTACATTATTTTAACTGGAGTAATCAAAGTATCAGTTATTCCAAATTGTCCTGATGAAGTTGGAGCACCACTTGCAAAAGCTTGAGCTGTTACGGTGTTATCATTCTCAGTAAAGATTGTGTCCGCTTTAATGTCGGTTGCTAAAGTTACTAAGTTTTTATTTACAGTATCATTTGCGAATAAAATCTCTTCAATGATCGGTTCTACGGATTTGCCGCGAATCTCAATTATACTTGCTGAAATTGCCATTTTATATTTTTTTTAAATTGTTAGTTATTAATTATTTTGTTAGTCTGTATTTTTCTAAAGGACTTAATTCTTCCCAATTTTTAGAAACCTTAGTTTCATTTTGTATTGGTGTGTTTAAAATTTCATTTACTACTTTGTTAAGCAATACCACTTGTTTTTTCAAACTAGATATTTGACTTTCTAAAGAAACTTGCATTGCACTCATTTTAGTATCCATTTCTTTAGGATATTTTAATTCCGATTCAACTACTTCAGGAGCTTCAACTTCTTCAACTTTTTTGCTTTCAATTTCAGCAATTACTCCGCTTAAAATTTTAACTACATTACCATCTTCCATTGTGTATTCACCATCCATTACTGGACTAGCTGTGCCACTTGTAATATCCATAATTGCAGTTCCGATAGTTAGTTCACCATCATAAGCAAATACTAAACCATCAACTGTTTTAGCTTCTTTTAATTTAACTTCAGGTGTTTGCTCGGTACTTGGTTTTTTTTCTTCAGTTGGCATTGTAGATGGTGCAGCAACTGGAATAAGACCTTCTAAGGCCACACGTTCATCAACACTAAGTTTAGTTATGATAAAGTCTTTAATTTTTGAGATAACATTTGTTTCCATGCTTATATAACGTTTAAAGTTTTTAAATTGTTTATTATTTTTATTACTTGTTCATCTGACATAGTTACTTTATTGACTTCAGCTGTTTTAAAAAGGCCATCAATCGAAACACCGTTAACTTCACCCGACTTGATTTTTGTCCATACATCATCCGATTCAACTTTGCCAGTTAAAAACCAAGTTCCCTCTGGCAATCCTTCGAAGCCTTTAGCTGTTGCAAATCTTTCATTATTTAATAATACTGATTCAAAAAATGTAACCCCTTCTATTAATTTACTTGAGTGTTCAATATCTACAGCACTGCTTAAATTATCTTTAACCCATTTTTGTTCTACTAGTTCAATCGTTTCCTTATCGAACATCAAGTTAAATTCCTCACCAGCTATATTCCGATATATTAATTGATTCGGTATAAGTACAGGAGTGAATATAATTCTTTTGTCTTCGTTTTGAATTGCTAACTTAATTTCAGATTGTTTGTTGAACTTAATCCAATTTATTTGAATTGCTGGATCGCTAACTAAACTAACTGTTTTTAATCCCATCTCGGAATCTTCGACATCTATTATTGCTTTCTTAATTGGTAATTCCATATTGTAATAACGTTTAAATTTATCCGTATGTTGATTCCGATACTAATTTGTTTACTCTATTTGTTGTACTTCGGTTTTCAGTTTCTACAACGTATGCTTTAACAGGAGCAAAGTTATTATTTTGATTTCCACTGAATGTAGTTGACTGACCTTGACCTGGTCCATATATTGCTGGGGCTTGACTTGTTGTTGGTGATGCATCTGCTGCTGCTGGTATTGCACCCGCTGAACTTCCACCTTCATCAAATTGTGTAGCATTTATCTGAGCAACGTTTGCGGCTGTTGTTGCAACTAAAGCGACTGCCCTTATTGCAGAAAGTATTCCTAATGTTGGGTCGGGAATTGCAAAGATAGCACCTAATCCTAAGATACCATTTAATATAGCACTTGCTCTATTGAATTTCTTTTGTGTTTCAAATTGTTTACGAGCTAAGTCTTTTTCATCAACTGCCTTTTGTTCTAATATTGCTTTTTCTTCTTTAGAGCCTTGTCTTACATTTTTTAATTTATCAGCATAAAGTTTATTTACTTTTTGAGTTTCCTTCATGTAATAAGTATCCGATAAAGTTTTTTGAACTGATAAAGCTGTTTGAGCTGCAATGTTTACCGATTCAAGTATATCTCTTTGTAATTGTTGTTCTTTTTCTAATTTTAATTTTCTTGCATCATCTTCTTCATCTGATTTTTTCTTTGCAGCTGCATCAAGTAATGCTTTAGCAGCATCGGCATCATCTTGTTTTTTTTGTTTAAATTTTTTATCTTTTTCTTCTTCTATTTCTAAATATTTATCAGTTATATCACCTTTTTGTTTTAAATATAATTCATCTAAAGCACTTAATAATTCATTATTTGCACCTTTAGATACTAAAGATTTACGTTCTGCTACATATTTATTTTCTAATATTTTTTCTTCTTTTTCTTGTTCATCGTAAATTAATTCGGTTAGTAATTCTTTTAATCGACCTTGTAATTCTAATTGATTTTGAAATTCTTTATCCGCAGCATCTTTAGCATTTTTTAGTTTATCTTCGTTTGCTTTTTTATTATCTTCTACTGCCTTAGTATCTATTGCATTAATTGATAATTGTAATCCAGCTCTATCATTTTTTAATTTAGCATTTACAGCTTTTGCTTCTGCAATTACTTTATCACCTTCAGATGCTACTTCATCAGGATTAAATACCATTTTTGCTAAACCTCCTGTAAAACCTTGTGCTAATCCAAAGTCTTTACCAAATGCTTTACCAGCTAAATCAATACCAGCTAATAAAAGAGTTATTGGTCCAGATACTACAGCTATTAAACCTTGTAGAATATCTTTATTTCTTTTTGACGCTTCAACTTGTGCAATTTTAGTTTGTTCTGCTTGTGCTATTGCTAAATCCGATGCTATAATAGCTTCATCAGTTTGCTTCATTTTTAATTGCAATATTTCTTTTTCAGTTTTGCCTTGTAATTTTAATATATTTTCTTGGCCACTTATTGCACTTAATTTATCTTGCTGTGTTTTTAAATTTTCATTTGCTAAATCATTTTGTTTTTTTAACTCAGGTGTCAACCCATCAACCACCCCTTTAATATCTTCCCAATAAGCATAAATAGTTCCTAATGCAATAACTAACAATCCTATTCCTGTTGCTGCAATAGCTCCCTTAATACCTTGTAAAGATGCTATAGCGGCTTTGCCCATAGACACAAACCCCGAACTCATTGCTGTTAATCCTGTTTTTACTTTATCAAAATCTAAATTCATCAAACCCTCACGAACTTGACCGAATCCTTGTTTTAACATTTCAAATCCTGTACCCTTTAAACTTTTACTAGAATCATTTAAGTCATCAACTTTATCTTTTAATTCCGATAATTTTTTAGTTGCATTAATAGCTTCAGTTGAAGTAGTACCAAACTTCTCAGTCATTGCTATCTGCTCATCCTTGGCTGCCTTAATCGCTGTTTTTAAATCTTTAAAAGAACTGATTGATTTTTCAGCTCCCTTAACCTCGACTTCTATTCCTATTTTCTCCGTTGCCATAATTATATTATAAAGATGTTAGTTGCATTTGATTTAATTGTTATTATTGAATATTGACCTGTTATTATTGTTTGTGGTAATGCCACCCCGTTTAATGTTTCTGCTCCAGCTCCGTATAACTTTACTAGGTTAGCAGTTGCATCAGTTCTAAAGAATGTAAACTCGTAATCAATAAATAAAGTAGCATCAATAGTTATATTTATATTTCCATCAATAGCATTTACCCAAAAAAATGAACAAGTTCCATCAATGGTATAATCCGCTGTTATTGTTATTGACTTTTTTACTACTTGACTTGTATTTATTTTAGCCAAATAACTTCCACTTGAATTATCTATTGTAATGGCATCCGATAAGTTAATCCCTCCACTTGTTATTGTGCTATTGGCTGTTAAATTAACGCCTGTAAAATTACTTACTGATGATTCTATAACTACATTGTTTGAGTTCGTTAAAGTAACGCTATTTGCTCCTGAAGCTACAAAGTTATTATCACCCCCTACTATATTACTATTATAACCTAAATTAATATTACTTCCATTTGCAGAACTTAAATTTTGTAATTGACTTATATTACCTATTCTATTTGCACCAGGAACTTGAATATCATTATCAGGAATAAATACAGTATAATCAGTTAACTTTAATAACTCAACCATTGTTGATTGTGGCTTCATAAAGTTGTAATCCTTTATCGCATTTACTATATAATACCCATCATCCCAAACTACATTCCTAAAATCAAAGTTCTTAATATCGTAAGCACTTAAATTATAATATCGCCTTTCAATCTTTGAGTTCTTATCAGTTAATTGATTTATCATTTTAGAATAAAACCTATTAAACAAATTGTTATCGGTATAAGTAGCTTGTTGATAAGTGTAATAAATTTCACGAGGTGTGTCCCAATTTAAAGTTAAAGTAGGGTTATAAGGATTATCGCAATCCCCAGCAAATGGATAAGTAGAATAAGTTGTTGATGAACTTCCACTTGAATACCATAAATTCCAGGTTCCAAAACTTAAATTAATTAAACCGCCATAATAAAGAGATCGTATGTTAGCTCCTATAGAACCTATCACCCCGTTATCATTTTTTAAAATATAAGGTATTACTAATCCATTCACATAGTTACCAACTAATGGAGTTGCTGAATAAATTACACTTACATCTTTTGTTTGAGTAATAAAATCATTATCGACATACTCTATATGTTTTCCGAAAGTTTCTTTATAATCATTTTGATATTTATCATTATAATAATCAGCATCTTCTTTATACGATAATTCGTATTTTAAAAAATCTAATTCTCCTATTGGCAATACTTCACGCTTCATAGAATAATCTCTTTTATCGGACCAGTCTATTGAGCCACTATAAAAGTTCTCCCTATCTTCAATAAAATAATTATATTCATTTGTTTTGTCTTGCACCATATAAAGATTATGCAATTTAAACTCCGACATTAACCAGTCTATTTGCTTAATATTATTAGGTAAAACATTATTTAAGTCTACTAAATCGCCTTCAACTATTTGTTGATTTTCGTAATTAGCATAAAACTCTGAGCCACTTTTTATATTTGCTGTTATTGTTGAAGTTCCTGTATTTACGGGAGTAACTGTATCTGAGCGATATAATTCATAAGATATACTACTTAAATAAAATTGAACATATAATGGACCTCCAGGTGCAACCGTTGTTGATGGAGCTACAACTGCTATTTGTAAATTAGAAGTAGTACCAACTAAATAATCAGTTACTGAACTACTAATTAAACTATAACTACCGTATGTTGGCGGTGCTCCTTCAATTACTATATTTAAAAATAATGAATTTAATTTTGCATAAACTGCTGAAGGACTTGAAGCTGTAATCACTAAATCAAAAACAATAGTTGAGCCAGCTGTATAGTTAATAAAACTTGATTGTGTAAAAAAACCCGTTCCCGAACTATAATGGCTACCAGCATCGTTATATGGAGCTGTACTAGTATTATTAAATAATACTGTTTGAGGTGTTACTGAGTTAGAATACCAAGAACCAAAAAGATTAGTTGTACTTATTACAGGAGTTGATAAAGTTGTTGTTAAACCAGCATAGAATTGATTTTGTGCTAATTGAGCTTGAGACTTATCATACTTATCATTTGTAGAAGGAATTATTTGACTTTTGTAAAAAGCTGAATTAAAAAAAGTTGATGTATAGGTATAACCAGCATCGGAGAATATCTTATCTAATATAGTTTTTTTATATAATGCGGGCCTAAAGAACTTTATATTGTAATCGGCTTCAGCTACTTGGTTATAAGGATTAGGAGCTACTACTGATGTCTTACCATAATTTATAAGAGGATAAACATAACCATTACCTAAAGCAAATGCAACAGGAGAACCAGCTACTTGTATTGATGTGGCCCAGCTATTAGTAACATTGTTAAAAGTTAGATTGTGATTATAAGTGCTAAAATTTAAACAATTAGTAAACGAGGTATCTTCAGGATTCGATAATAACTTATCTCCTATCTTTGTAAATACGTTTCCGATAGTTCCCTTACAGCTAGTTTCATAAACAACCTCACCAGTTGAATCATCAACATTTATTTTGATTAGTTGTAAATCTCCTTTAAACTGAAGTACCGAATTAACATAATAATATATGTCGCATTTCTTATTAGGATTAAAATAATTTAAACTAATGTTTGACTTCCATATTAATTCAAAGAATTTATTAATATCCTTAGTTCCAGGGAATGTAATTGTCTTTGAAAAACTTGCATTCTTTTTATCAGGGTTTCTTATGTCCGATATTAAAAAGTTAAAGCTAATTGGAATCTCATCAATATAACTTACATCGTATTCAATCGGAGTTGCATCTTGTGTATATAATAAAATCTTTATATCGTTCATTATCCTTTTTGTCTTTGGTTATTGTGAGTAAATAATAAATCAAAAGTTAAATTTCTTAGCTTATCGTTATTCTTAGATACATAAGTTCCATTAGTTACTTTTACTGATGCGTAACCCTGAGCAGTTCCCAAATCTAATTTAACATCGGGAGAAGAAAACAAATCTTTATACTTTAATAATTCTGCTCTAGTTACCCAATCGCTATTTAACTTTAATCCATTTTGAACGTTTACAATAGTTGGTTGTTCTACAGCTACCGAATAATCCAAAGTCATTACATTAGACACATTAGTCCAAGGTGAGCGTTTAAAAGTAGTACTTGTTTTTGTAGAGTTTAATTCCGAGACCTTGCTACAATGCAAAGTTTCATAAGCTCCTGTAGTTGATAAGTAGTGAAGTGTAAATACATCAAATCTTGGACTGCATTTTATTGTATATCTTTTAATTTTGAATGGTGCAGTTTCTGAATTTATCTCAGCCATTATATCGTAATATTCTACACCTACTAAGTAACTTGCATTAATCCCATCAATGCCCTTTTTACCGACATCAATACATACCATATTAGTTCGATAAGTTCCTGTGCTTACACTATTTGTTATCGTATAAGTATTTAACACTGATCCCGCAGCATTATAAGTTCTTAAATAGATTTTAGGTAAATCAGTTTGTCCCTCAAGCATCATCCAATATAAAAAGTTACTTCTATTATTATACGTGTAGTCATCTGCTAAGTCCGATAACAAAACAGGATAATTAAGATTAGGAGTTGTACTTAAATCCCAAGTATAATTTTTACTGTTGTATTGCGAAAATGTAAGCATTTCTAAACTACCATTCCAAACATTATAATCAATATCAGTTCCCGAATAAATAGTTCCTGGTAAAGTAGAGCCGTAAATCTCACCGATGTTAACTCGTATCTTACGAATACTTGTATTTTGTTGGAACCCATAAACATTAACAGGAATGTAATTAGTCATTAGTAGTTCACTAAACTTTGAAGCATCGAATTGAAGCTTGCCACTAGGATTAGGTAAGAACTTCTCGGTTACACTATAACCACTTAATATGTCCGTTACTACTATGTAATATTTAAAGTTAGCTGAAGCTGTTTGTGAACTCGAAGCTACAAACCATTGATTATTATAACAAGGTACATAACCGTAATATAATGCATCAGTTGGTTTACTAAGTATTGTTATCGCCATATCTATTTGTATTTATTATTATTTTTATGTCTCTTCATATCTATTAGTCTTAATTATTATCTCTATGTCTTTTTTCATAGCAGCTGCTATATCTTTAGTTAATTGTTGTTGCCTTCCATCTTCCATTACTTCGTTAAAAAAGTGAATGCCTTCATATCCTTTATTTTGTATTTTTCTTCGTACTAAATAATCCAATGATTTTAATGCTTCAGCAAAAGTTAATTTTTCTAATACCTTTGTTTCACGATTAGTTTTATTTCTTCTATTTTGATTTTCAATTCTATCTTCTAAATTACTCTTTATAAAACTAGATAATATATTACGTTTCTTTATCCATTTATCAATCTTTGCTTCTTTAAGAACCCCAGCTGGTTTACGACCAGTATCAACAGCTTCCCAATAATCATTTAATAAAACGTTTAACTTAATCCCATCAGATGAATCTACTATCCTATATTTAATTGAAGCACCCAAAGCACTTTCACCAGGGTTAGTAGAACCGCTATTATATTTACTTTGATACCTTGATGCTTTAGCCTGTAGTTTGTCCGATAAGCTTTTACGCAAATCAACTACTACCTTAGTTCCAAATGCTTCTAATATTTTTTCAACTTCATTCATTTATACTTTGTGCAAATTGTTCACTCTCCGCTTTATGTTTCATGTATTGAATCCGATTTAAAAACCTTGCTATCGACCACTCCATTAGTTCATCTTCTTTAAAAGGATCGCCACCAGTAATTGAATCGATTATAAAGTACCAACCATATTCTCGCCTGAAGCTTTTAACTCCCTGTTCACTTCCTCCATGTGAATCGCTATCTCCTTCTGCACCTCCTCCAAAGAGTTCAACAAATCCGCTTTCAATTTTTCGGACCTGTTCGAGTAAAAAAAAAGTGTGCCATAGACATCACCCACCTTTCCATAATTATAAATAACATCACTTATTTCTTCAACGTTATCGGAGTTAAATTTATACTTACTAAATACAGGACACTTAACATATATCAAAGCTAATATTTTATGCAAGTTATTAATGACATCGGTTTCATATTGCTTTAATGCAGTGTATTGATTTGTCTTAAAATCTTTTTCATCTTTACAAGCTTTGTATCTTGTCCCATCATGCCAAAACGTATTCTTTAACCTTGTGTTGGGTTTACTATTGATTAGTAGTAATACTTTACTCTTTACTTTTTCAAGTTCGTTAAAACTCATGTTTTCGTATTCCGATACCGAAATGTCAGTAAAGCTAGAAGCTATCTGAATAATTTTGTCAATGTTTTCTAAACTAGAAGTTCGAATGTTCTCGTATTCAATAAACTCCTTAATAGTTAAATTGTTTACATTTGTTGGAATCATATATATATAACGTTTAAAATTTTACTTTTGTTTTCCGAACCATTGGTTAGGATTTATATTAATTATTCAAAGTCCATCCAGTCCGATAACGAACTTAACTTATTCATTGCCAAATATCTAATCGCATCAATAGCATGGTTATTGTCATCTACAGGATTTTGCATTTTATTTCCATCACGATCTACATCCCAACAATAGTTCCTAAGTTCCTTAATTAAGTTAGTGCTATTCTCAGTTACCTTAAAATGAATTTCTTGCAATAAAGATATTGAAGCACGTATACTATCAGGTCCTTTCTTAGCTGGACTTACTGAAAAACCTCTACGCCTTAAATCTTCAATAGACTTAGGTTCGGCACTATCAGCAATTATATCTGAATATTCCGATACTCCGAGTTTAATTAGTTTGTCAATAATATCTGAGTTGGTTAGTTTAGTTTGATAAATCAATTCATCGAAGTAATATTGTTGGCCTGATTTATAACAAGCAACTAAAGCTGTAGGATCATTTGAATATCCCCAGTCTAAAGAATAAGCAATCAATTCAGCATCCTTAGGAATGGATGGAGCAATCGACCAATTCTCAAAGACCGTACCTTGTAACGTACCGATTTGCCCTAAGCCATAAACCTTATACCAGTTTTCCCAATATTTTGATGTTTTAGCTTTCTCTTTTGCTTTCTCAATTTCACGAACTATTGATTTATCAAGTGCTTCATTATCTAAGTAGGTAAGTATTACCATTTCGGAATCAACATCATTAATCAATTCTTTATCCACCCAAAATTCAGAAACAGGATTGTAATCTAAATAAATAAACTTTCGAGTTCGAATGGCTAATTGATAATAGGCCTCCCAAGTTATATTATTACACTCGTTTACAAATAATACATCCCTCCGAGCACCCCTTAATTTGCTTTCACTATCCGCACTAAAGAACTCAATATAGCTACCATTTTGAAACGTATAAATTAAACTTGACTTATTAAAACTTGCATCATTGTACAAACCGACTAAATCCATTATCTTTAAAAAGTCCCTTAAGGCCCCACGTTTTAAATGTGGAATGGTTTCAGCAACTATACTTATTTCGCTATTAGGTTCGTTGTAAGCGTGAGTAATTAGAAAGGGTATAATACTAAATGTCTTGGAAGCTGAAGTACCTCCACGAACAATTCTAACCCTTTTTTTGAGTTTAAATATCTTCCGCTGAGCTGTCGTCTTTATCAACATTCAAATCGATTCCAGGGAATATAGGATATTCAGTTATTGTTTGATTTACTGTTTGAGCTGGTGAGCCATAACCACTATCCATTAAAGCATTGTAAGCGTTTACATTACCATCCCTTGCTCTTTTGATAATTGCCAAAGTAATTAAATCTTCTTGTGTTAAAAATTCATCTTGCCCTGTTAAAGGATTCTTTAAGTTTTGATTTACCTCTAACCATTTCTTAACTATTGTAGCTCGGTTTTTACTTCCCTTTGGTCTGCCATTTGGATTACCACTTTCGCCTTGTTGCCATTGTGGTTTTAAATTATCTTCTTTATTCATTCGGTGTAGTTTCGGTGATTACTTTAATTCAATTCCATTTCTTTTAATTTTAATCGTTGGGTCTAACTTCTTCATTCGGTCAATTATTACTTGACAATATTTCGGGTCTAATTCCATTCCATAACATTTACGTTTTAGTTGATGCGAAGCTACCATTGTTGAACCACTGCCTAAAAATACATCTAAAATTATATCACCTTGCTTTGATGAATTTTCTAATGGTTTAGAACATAATGGTATTGGTTTCATTGTAGGATGTTCTTCGGAACGAGATGGTCTATCTATATCCCATACTGTTGTTTGTTTTCTATCTCCGTGCCAAGTATGTGATGCACCATCTAACCAACCATAAATACAAGGTTCGTGTTTCCAATGATAATCCGACCTTCCAAATGTTGAATTATTTTTATTCCAAACTATGTATGATTTAAATAAAAATCCTGCATTTAAAAATTGTTGAATAAAGTTATGTGTTTCAGTAGATGCGTGCCATACATAAATTGCACCTCCCTTTTTTAATGCAGTTGATATTGTTGTATAAACATCATATAAAAATTGTGGAAAATCATCTAATTTATCATTAGCTATTTTTTCTCTTTTTTTACTTCCACCTTCATAGTTTATATTATATGGAGGGTCTGTATGACACATATCTGCTAAATTTCCATTCATTAACTTTGCCACTTGGTCGCTATCTGTACTATCTCCACAAAGTAAACGGTGTTCACCTATCTCAAACAAGTCGCCTAAAACAATATCGGTTTCAATTCCACCTTCAGGAACGTTAAAGTCATCTTCTTCAGCTTCTAATATTGTGGGTTCGAATCCAGGTATTTCTAATCCCCAGTCCGATAACAATTCGCTATCCCAATTATTTGCCAACTCATCCCAATCCCAACTTCCTGTATTAGCATTTAATCTTATGTTTAATTCTTTTTCATCCGCTTCGTTTAAATCAACTATTACACATTCAATTTCTTTATAACCTAACTTTTTTAATTCTCTTATCCTAAAATGTCCGCCAACTATAAATCCTGTTTGTTTATTAAAGATAATAGGTTCGACAACTCCAAACTTTTCAAGTGAGCTTTTTAATTGCTTTTCCTGTTCGGCATTACTTTGTCTTGGATTATATGGAGCTGGCTTTAAATCGCTTAGCTTTTTTAATTCTATTTTCATCCTTGTCCTTTGTTTGGTTTAGTTTTACGATCTCTTTTACAAATTGATTTCTTTGCTTTACCAACCTTTCGTTTACCGAATGTTTTTTTGATTGTTAGTTCTTTAGTCTTTGCCATTTAATTCAGTATAATATAGAATGTTCCGATAAGTGAACTTGTATAGCAGTCAAATGTTGGAGGTAAAGTTGTGTAAGTAATATAGTTATATTTCATTTTTTTTCTTTTTAACTTCTTCTTTAGTTAGCCCGATGGCCCAACGTAACATATCTAATAAACATTCCTTGCAGTTTGATAGTCCGATAGCTTGTTGTGGGAACTCCTCGTTGTAAACTTCAATAACTGGTTGTAATACATCCATTGAGTTTTGTAAGTGTTCGTTGTTAGCTACCCACATTCTAAATAGTTCAACGTTTTCTTTAATGTGATTTAAGTTTTCTACTTTCATTTTAATTGGTTTTTAAGTTTAACTCTTGCATTCTCGTAAGCTTTCTTTAAGCTGCTACGATTTATTTTAGTTCGTTGCTCCATCCTGTAAAGCGGTTCTATTTGAGCCATTACAAATACTTCAATATCGTGATCCTGGTTTAGTAACCCATCAAATATACAATTTTTTATTCGTTCGATATTAATTTCATCAATAGGTAATAGTTCCATTGGTTCCTCAGCAAAGTCCCTTATTTCGTAATTAGACATTTCGTGAAGGCTTGATGTATTCCCGTCAATATGCTGGAGTGTTCGTGTGCGGTTTCTGAATAAGTCTCTTAATCGATATAGTCCGAGAATATAAAGTTTACCATCTTTATTATATTTATCTATACATTCAGGTTTCTCAGCTAATAACTTAAAGTAAAGTTCGTGGAGCATATCTTCGGCTAAGTACCGGCCATTATAATACTTTTTACATATTCGTTTGTAGTACGAATAATAGTCCGCGAAGTGTTTATCGATTGTTGTTTTGATTGACAAATGTAATTATATTAAATTTATTTTGCAACTTATCATTTTATTTTGTAAATTTGCAATATGAAAGATTTATTATCAGTTAGCGAGTTCGCAACCTTACATTCAGTAAGCCACCAAGCCATTTACTATAAAATTAAAACTAATCAAATTAAATATATTATGATTGGAAAAACAAAATTTATAGACAAAGGATCTAAATATAAGCGTAGACAAAAAAATAATTGCACTGACAACCAACAAGTTAAGAATAAAATTAAAAATAAATGTTAAAACCGATAATATTATTTTGCACATATTAAAAATAATGTTTATTTTTACAGAATATTAATAACTTAAAACAAAAAGAAATCATGAAAAAATTTAAAATTGAATTCCTTGATAGCGATAAATGTATTGCTTTCACAAAATTTACTAAATGGGAAACCATAGCCGATTGCAGACTATATGCTTATGTAGTTATGATGAACAAAGTTAAAACTATTCAAACCTTTAATATTACTGCTGTATGAATATAGATATTAGAGCATCAAACGTTGTATATATTACAATAGGCGAATACACTTACTATATTGATGATAGCACTGGAGAACAAATAATTGAAGTTTACCCAACTCACGACTTTTAACCCCTAAAAAAAACAAATCATGAAAATCGAAATCAAATCCACAAAAGAATTTATTGAGGTTGTAGACATCCAACTTCCTAAATTTAGAAAGTCTTTAGTTTTTTATTACAAAATCTTTAGCGAAGATAAATGTATCATGCTTGAAACTGGTACAACCCCCTCAATTAGTGTATGCCCTATATCAAGAGCTTATTATTCCGATACGATACAAGATTGCTCAGAAGCTGATTATATGGCTGTTTATCACGATACTTTAAAAACTATCCTAGATGAAAAACATGAACTATAATAACGAACAATATCTTTGCATCAAGAGTGCATTAAAAGAAGTTAATATTGATATTAATGATATTCCTTTAGTTCGTGAAGTTATCCTTAATGCTTTAAACATTACTTATATGGATGGCAAAATAGATACTTTAAGAAACGAAATTAAATTTAGAGAAAATGGATAATCAACAATGGTGCATGGCCCGATATTGTCATGCCTTGAATTGGTGGCAAAGTAATGGTCGCTTTAATAAAGAATTATACGAACGTTTCTTAGCTATTCGATATGCCGACAAATGAACCCTTTATTAGCAAATCAATGATGTATATCGAATTAGACATAGACCAACTTAACCGACTACAAATGTTTAATAATCGCCTTAAATCACATATTGATAACCTACCAAGAAATTCTACAGGCAAACGTTCAAGGTACTTTGAACAGGTAAAAGTTATGGAATTATTTATTCAAGAAAACTTAAAAAAATTTATATGAAAAAAGAAATAGCAGAATCATACGAGAAAATATTTAAACTAGAAAGTTTGATATTAGAACAAGCAGCTCAGGGACAAATAACATGCGGACTTGAAATGCAAATGAGAATAGAAACAAGTAATTATTTACGTTTAACCAACTCAATTTTAAGATATGATGTACGACTTAGACCCTGAAGATTACACCAGCGGAAGTTACAATCAATGCTGGCTAACCGAACACTGGTACCCAAACGAGTTATTAGTATTAGATATTAATTACCCGGAACATCGTTACATCTTTAAAGATGAAGCTATTCGATATGTTGAGCTTATTGCTAAAGAGAATGATTTTACCGATGAGGAGAAATTAAACTATCTTTTAGACATTTTAGAACAAAAAATATAAACCAATAAACCCAAATAAATCATGAGTAAAATTATCGCAGCATCAATTGATCTAACAAAGTTAGACAAAACAAGAATTAAACCAGGTAAAAATGGAGCCGAATACTATGACATTAGTATTATCCTAAACGACCAACCTAATCAGTATGGACAGGATGCATCCATAACTACAGGACAAACCAAAGAAGAACGAGCTGCTAAAGTAAAAGCAAGCTACATCGGTAACGGAAAAACCGTTTACGATTCTAACAACACACCATTCTAAAACCCCAAAAAGAAATCATGAAAACCCCAAACCTCAATTCAAAGTTATTACAATTTCAATCTAAAGTAAATGCTATTAAGAAGGATGGTAAAAATCCACACTTTAAAAGCTCATATACTACTTTAAACGACATCTTAGCAGAAGTTAAGCCATTACTATCAGAACTTGGTTTAATCATTCTACAGCCAATTAATCATGATCTAGTTACAACTGTTATTACTTGTGCCGAAACAGGTGAGTCCGTTAGCAGTTCGATAAGTATGCCTAGCGGTTTAAATCCACAACAACTTGGTTCTGCGGTTACTTACTTTAGACGATATAACATTAGTTCGTTATTAGCACTAGAATCAACTGATGATGATGGGAATGATGCAAGCGTAAAACCTAAGCAAGAAAGTAAACCAATGCTAACACCCGAAACTTTAAAGAAAATGATTACTGCCATACAGGAAGGTAAGTCCGATAAAGTTAAGGAAGCAATGGAAAACTATACAATTAGCGGTCCTCAGTCAAACGTTCTTAAACTTGCTTTAATAAATGTTTAACGATTTAAAATTCAGAGCTTCAGCTATTGGTCAAATCATGACTAATGGCCGAGCCAAAAACGAGATGGGTGAGACCTGTAAATCGTATTTAAAGAATTTGTTTATCGAAAAAACTTATGGTATCAGAAAGGAATTTACTAATAAATATGTTGAGAAAGGACTTGAAGTTGAGGACATTGCAATTAGTACCTATTCAGTTTTTAAAGGTGGCTTTTACACAAAGAATGAGCAATGGTATACCAATGAGTTTTTAAGTGGTACTCCCGACATCGTATCGGACAATGTAATTGACATAAAGAGTAGCTGGGACATTTATACATTCCCACATTTTGATACCGAGATACCGACTAAAGGTTACTTTTACCAACTACAAGCTTATATGGAATTAACAGGATTAGAAGATGCATGTTTAGCTTATGTATTAATTGACACACCAACCCAATTAGTTGAGGATGAAAAAAGAAGATTAAGTTGGAAGATGGGAATGATTGATAGTGAGAATCCTGAATACTTATTAGCAGTTGAAGAAATTGAACGTAACCATAGTTACAATAATATTCCGATAGCAAAACGTATAAAGGAATTTCACATCAAAAAAGATAACCAGGTAATCGAATCAATGTATGCGAGAATAAAAGAATGTAGAACTTACTTAAATAATTTATAAATGAAATCAATAGACAAAGCAACTGAATATGAATTAAAAGAATTAAATAATCAATTTGATTTTTTGTGTAAAAATTATATTATTGATTGGATTGATAATAATAAAGAACCTAAAAAAACAAATCTTTATAATTGTAAAATTCAAAGTAAAGATTGGATTCATGAACAAACATTTGATTTAAATAATATAGATGATTTAAGAATGTATTATTTTTATTGTTCAGGTGTTCTTTTTCAAAATGGTTTTTATTATAATCATAAAGATACTGAATATGATTTTGTTAATCAAATTGATAGAATGTCGGAAGTATTAATAGAATTTATGAGCCCTTGTGATTTTAAAAATGGATTAATAGAAGTTGCAAGTAATGCTATTGAGCATGATTATATAATGGAACAAGAACATAACGAACATAATTAATTAATATGAAAATTAAACTCAAACAGTGTAAGCAATGTGGAGAAATGTTTAAACCATTTAATACCTTGCAACCTGTTTGTTCGGCTATCTGCTCAATGGAATTTAACTCAGAAAAGGAAGTGAATAAGCGAGTTAAACAAATGAAAGTAGATAGCCAAAGTTTAATCCAGTTGCGAAATTTAGCAAGAGTAAGTTTTCAGATATATATTAGACAAAGAGATAAAGACCTACCATGTATTAGCTGTAATAAGTCCGATGCTAAGTGGGATGCTGGTCACTATTTAAAAGCTGAAATATACACAAAACTAATATTTAACGAAGATAATGTGCATAAACAATGCAGTTACTGTAACCTACAATTAGCTGGTAATCTTATTGAGTACCGTAAAGGATTAGTAAAGAAAATAGGAATAAATAAAGTTCAGGATTTGGAAGATATGGCTGATTCGTCAAGAAGTTATAAATTTACCAAAGATGAATTAATTACTTTAGCAAAAAATTATAAACTAAAAATAAAAAAATAATGAGAAATGAATTTGTAAGTAATTTAATTAAATCTTATTTGACTAAGTTCCCGAAGCTACCATCTTTGACTTTGGCTAAAAAAATCTATGCAGAAAACAATAAAACTTTTAAAGATGTTGATGCTGTTAGAAGTTGCCTAAGATATTATCGTGGTAAAAAAGGCGAAAAACAAAAATCACAATTAGGTACTAAAGACTTTTTAGATCAAAACATTGAGTTTGTAATGCCTGAATCCTATGCAGAAACTTTCGAACCTTACGAAATTAGTCAGTCAAGAACCTTAATCATATCGGACTTACATATACCTTACCAAGATAACGACTCAATTCAAAAGGCAATAAATTATGGTAAAGAAAAAAAAGTAAATTGTATTTTAATCAATGGTGATGTTTTAGACTTTGCTGGTATATCAAGACATGAGAAGGATTGGAGACAAAGACAAGTTCATCAAGAGTTTGAAGCTGCACGTATCTTTTTAAGTTCGTTACGTGAACACTTCCCAAAAGCTAAAATAGTTTTTAAGTTAGGCAATCACGATGAACGCTGGGAGAAATGGTTGTTTTTGAAAGCACCCGAAATATTTGATGATCCTGAGTTTAAATTAGAAAGTAGATTAAAATTAGGTGAGTTAAAAATTGATATTGTAAAAGAAAAAAGACCTATTCGTATTGGTAAACTAACTGTATTACATGGGCATGAATTATTTGGTGGAAGCGGTGGAGTTAATCCAGCTAGAGGTACATTTTTAAAAACTTTAGAGAATGTAGTTGTTGGACATTATCACAAAACATCAAGTAATACTGAAGCTTCTATGTATGGGGATGTATTTAGCGTTCATTCTGTTGGTTGTTTGTGTGGTAAAACTCCTTACTATATGCCTATCAACAAATGGAACACTGGCTTCGCCTACTGCGAACTTGAAATTAAAACAGGCAATTATACTTTTTACAATTTAAAAATTATTAACGGAAAAATATATTAAAACCTAATTTTAACACATTATTAAAACCTAATTTAAACACATGAAAAAAACAGCAGTTCAAGAAGTATTTAGTGAATTAGAAAATTTACATCCACATTTATTTAATATTTATTCATCGGAAGGCAAACAATTTGTTAATCACTTTCATAAGTATTTAGAAATAGAAAGAGAACAGATAGTTAAGGCTTACGAGAAAGGACAATTTAACGCAGGATGTAATGAAAGTTCTGAGCAGTATTATGTTAAAACCTATAAAAAAGACTAATTATGACAGGATTAAGACACGCCCTCAAAGAATACTTTATGGTTCATCAGATAGCTGGTAGCAACCCTATTTTAGCATTCGATAACTTAAAACAACAATACGTTGTTTTTTGGTACTTCAAAAAAAATACTATAATTAATCTTGGATATGAAATAATTTTGTAATGTAAATAATTATTATTATATTTGCCTATCGGATTAACTAACCGATTTAAGAAATACCTAAACATAAAAATCATTGAGCATTTAGTGATTCGGTGCAAGGAGTTTAGGACTTGCTAGTGTAGTACACAAACCGAATCGTTAAATGCTTTTTTTATTGTATTAATTATGGTAACACTATTAAAAATTAAAAACAAGATTTTATTCTATAAAGATGGAATTGAATTTTATGATGTCGATATTTATAATTATAATATTGATTTATTAAAAGAAAAAAGTTGGTTTATACCAATAGAAAAATCATTTATCAATTTAATTAAATTTCACAATGTCTAAAGATCCTGCAGTTTTATTTTATACCAGCGACTTTTTAACTGGAACTTTAACATTATCTAATGAACAAAAAGGTAAATATATTACCCTACTTTGCTTACAACATCAAAAAAATTTTCTTACTGAAAATGATATGATGATGATATGTGGATCATATGATAAAAGTATATTCGATAAATTCGTAAAAGAAGATGATATTTTCTACAATAAAAGAATGCGAGATGAACATAAAAAACGTAAAGAATTTAGTAAATCAAGGTCAGAAAATAGACTTAATGGTTTGAAAAACAAGAAGAAAGGAGGTAAAATCATATCTTCATCATATGTTCATCATATGGAAAATGAAAATGTAAATGTAATTATAGATTATTTTAATACTAATAATTATACTAAAGAAGCAGCTTTGAAATTTTATGAATATTATAAAGTTAATAATTTTAAAGACAGCAATAATAAAGTTGTTAAAAATTGGAAGCAGAAAGCTCGCTTGATTTGGTTTAAACCTGAAAACGAAATAAAAGATTTAACTAAAACTAAAATGGTTTACTAATGGAAATCAAAGTAATTAACCTGGCAGACCGTAGCGAATATGTCATACAAGCTAACAAATTAGGAGAAAATATAATGCTTTGCCCTGTTTGTTCTCACCAAAGAAAAAAGAAAACCGATAAATGTTTTAGCTTCAATCTTACAAAAAATGCAGGAAGGTGCAACCATTGTCAAGTTGTTTTAGTAGAAAAAAAAGATAAATTTGAGAAACGCACACAAATTGAATATAAACGACCTTTATTTAAAAGTGGCACTAACTATTCACTTGATGCTCAAAAGTTCTTCACAGCCCGTAAAATTAGCGAAAAAACACTATTAGACTTTAAAGTTTCTGAAGGGATTGAATGGATGCCAAAAAATAAGGCAGAAATTAACACTATTCAATTTAATTATTTTAGGAATGGAGAATTAATAAATATTAAATATCGAGGTAAAAGTAAAGATTTTAAATTATTTAAAGATGCTGAATTGATATTTTATAATTTAGATTGCACTATTGATAATGAAACTATTATAATTGTTGAGGGTGAAATGGATTGCTTAACAATGGCTGAATCGGGTTATAAAAATTGTATTTCAGTACCCAATGGAGCTGGAATTGGCAAAATTAATTTTCAATATTTAGATAACTGCATAGAATCATTTTCTGATAAAACACAATTTGTTCTTGCATTAGATAACGATGGGCCAGGTATAAATTTACAAAACGAATTAGCTCGAAGATTAGGGTTTGAAAACTGCACTTATGTTAGGTTTAAAGATTGTAAAGATGCTAACGAATGTTTAATTAAATATGGTATTCAAGGCATAATTGAAGCCATGTCAGAACGTAAAGAATTCCCGATTGAAGGTGTTTTTAATGCAAATGATATTACTGATGACATTTATAATTATTATAATAATGGTTTACCTAAAGGTGATGGTATTGGAATGGCTGAATTTGATATGTTTGTTAAATTTCAACCTGGATACTTAACTACAATTACAGGAATACCTGGTCATGGTAAATCTGAATTTTTGGACTTTATCTTAACAAGATTAAATATTAGTCATAATTGGAAGATAGCTTTATATTCTCCCGAAAACCATCCACTTGAATTACATTTTAGTAAGTTTGCTGAAAAAATAAGTGGTAAAGCATTTGAGGGATTTAATAGAATATCAAGTGATGAATTAAAACAAATGATTGATTATCATGCTAATAACTTTTATTTTATTAATCCTTCAGAAAACTTTGAATTAGAAAGTATCTTAGCAGCTGTAAAATCTTTAGTAAGGAAAAAAGGAATTAAAGCATTTGTTATTGATGCATGGAATAAATTAGATCATAAATATAATGGTAACGAAACTAAATATATAAGTGAGCAACTGGATAAGATAGTTATGTTTTGTGAAAAAAATAAAGTACATTGTTTTTTAGTGGCTCATCCAACAAAAATAACTAAGGATAAAAATACAGGATTATTTGAGATTCCAAATTTATATTCGATAAGTGGTTCTGCTAATTTTTATAACAAGACATCAAATGGTATAACTGTTTATCGTAACTTTGAAACAAATCTAACTGAAGTTTATATACAAAAGGTTAAATTTAAACATTGGGGACAAACTGGATGCTGCATATTTTCTTGGGATCGTATTAATGGAAGATATTATAAAGGGATGCCAAATTATGATAATTGGATTAAATCAAATAAAACTGAAAATAACGAAGAATTTTTAAATCAAGGAATAGTTATAAACAAAGATGAAGCACCTTTTTAATTATGAATAAGAAAATTAAAGTTAAATATTTAAAATTAGGCAGAGAGAATATTTGGGGCCTTGCTCATTGCGGACTTAATCTTATCGAACTTGATATACGTTTGAAAGGTAAAAAGCATTTAGAAATATTAACTCATGAAAGTTTACATATATTACTTCCTGAACTGGAAGAAGATGACATTGTGAAGCTCAGCGTAATATTAACAAAAACTTTATGGTCTGAAGGATATAGAAAAATAGATAACAATAATGATATGCAATTACAAGATGGAAGTAAGTAGTATATTATCCACAAAAACAAACTTAATGTAGAAACTAACCAACAAATGAATGTAACCGATTTTAACAAAGTAATTGAAAAAAGAATTGATTTGATTAAAACTATTATGTTATCGAAAGGCAAAGAATATTCAACCGATTCCGATAAGTTCCATAATTTTAAACAGTCAGTAGGTATTAGCTTTCATACATGCCCCGAAAAAATAGCTTGGGAGTTTGCTGTTAAACACTTTCAATCTATTAAAGATACTTTGGATGCTGTTGATAATGGAGCTGTAAACTATACCGATAAATATATTGAGGAGAAAATAGGGGATGCAATTAATTATCTTATTCTTATTGAGGGTATGTTAAAAGAACGATTATATGACAAACATATCGATAATTGATATATATCGCATACTAACGTTTTGCAGCTTGGCGTAGTTTGCGTTGGAATGTGGGTTGGGAATTGCGCTAAGGTGCTGTTATGTTGGTGCGGTGGCAAGTGTGTAAGGCAGTTTTATTTTATTAATTTTTAAAAAAGCGAAGGCAAATGAAGATAATTGAAAATGTTACATTATACAGTTGCGAACACTGTAAACGTAAAATGCAAAGAAAACACGCAATGATATTGCACGAGCAACATTGTGGTAAAAACCCTAAAAATTGGAGTGCTTGTAGTGGTTGTGCTTTTATGAAGGAAGGGCAAACAGAAGTTTATTACCAAGACCCTGACGGAGAAAGTAAAAGCTATGCAAAAACTTTTCATTGCGAAAAATTTAATAAGGACTTATATCCTTACAAAGTAGTAAGAAAAGGACTATTAGAAAAATACCCCGAAAGTTTTGATGGAATGGAACAAATGCCAACCACTTGCGAAGGATGGAATTATACTAAGTAACGGTGCGTAGGCTTTTAAAAATTAATAAAATAAAATTGAACATAACTACTTGATAAAACTAATAAATGTAACTCAAATATGAGACAACTAACTAAAATTAAAACAATTAGATTTACTGAACAGCAAATGAATAGTTTAAATATTTTACAAAATTATGGAGTTAATGTAAATCAATTTATCCGTTTGGCTATCAAAGAAAAATTACAAAAAGACTGGAAATCTATTAAAGAAAAAAAAGACAAATTTTGTCCTTTTTAAAGCTAACTACTTAATTAAAGCAAAAACTAAACAGGATACTCCGAAAATAATACTGATTCCTTTTAAACGCTTTTGTTTCTTTACCTCCAAACTCAAACCTTTCATTTGAATAGTTAGTGATTTGTTTTCTTCATCTTTAAACTTGATTATACTTACTTGGTTTCCGATAATAGTTTGTAACTTATCTTCATTCTTTTTATATAAATTAACTTGGCTAACTTTTAAAATTAGTTGTTGTTGGCATAATGAATCCGATAAATAGTAGGTTTCAGCTTTATGGTATTGTTTTGCTAAGAACTTAGCTTTATCGGAGCTAAAACAAATTAAAGTATCTTTGTTATTTATAATTAAACTTTGAGAATATGCTGTCAAATTCAGCAACAAGGTTATTATTATTAAGCGAATAAATTTCATTTACTTTGGTTTTATATTTAATTATTACAATTTGTTTTTTAACCTCCAATAAGTTTAGTTCCTGAGTGTATTTATCAATAATTAATTTATTATTTTTAATATCGGAATATAAGCTATCATTAACTTTATTTAAACTATCTACTTCATTTCTAAAGTTTCTAATTATACCCAGTTCGTTGTAAGGAGAATATAAAAACCACAATATCAATAAATGGACACATAATGTTATCAAGCATAAAATAACCGATTTATTGAACATGACAATTATTTTCTTGTACTAAATTTATCAATAGTGGTTAATCCTAAACAACCAAATGCTAATGCAGTTACGCATTCAACTAATGTATCCGATGGCTTTATGTGTTCGGCTGTAAACTGATTAGCAAATAAAGTAGCACATAACATAACAGTGCATATTATTCCACATACTCGCTTGCTAGATACTACTCCGCTTTCATCTTGTAATATTTGTTTTATAAAATTTTTCATTCTTTTTTACCTCTGCTTTTAGTGATTTTACTTTGTAGTTTCTCGATTAACATCTCAATCCTTTGCTCCAATAATTCTATTCTTTTTTTGAGTTCGTTGATTTGTTCTTCGTATATTGTAATTACTTTGTTATTACCTGAAGCTTTTAGTTCGTTTCTACTTTTAAAGTAATCCCAAACATCTTTACCTTTGAGTACACCTATTAAGGCGACTACTATGCCAACAATAGTAACCTGGTCCATTTTAAAATTCTTTTAATAAAGTATAAGTAAAATTTAATTTTTTTGATTCTTTTGCTAAAGTTAAAATCTTTTTAAAATCTGCAGGATTATTCAGCACTTGACAACCAGCACTCCATTTATCTATTATTGTAGATATTGATTTTTCATTTGCTCTGTGTATATTGATACCAAACAACCCTGTATCTAAAGTTTGATTTTCTTCTGCCTTATCATTTAAGTTTTTATCACGATAAACAGTTACTGGCTTGACTTGACAAAACGCTTCATATTTACCTTGATGCATTCCTATTTTCCAAGTATCAACATATTGATTTGGCTTTAGTAATGCTGCTCCTTTTGGATTTAATAAGTTTTTTAACCAATGAACACCAGGATTAGTTGTACAAGTAAACCACTCTATTTTTTCATTATTAATTACTCCGAATAAGTCATCAAACTGATTAGGTAAATCCGCTTTTGAACGTATGCCAACAAAATTAATATCACTAAACCATTTGTAATTGTTTAATAAATATTGTCCTTTTATTTCTTCGATGCTATATTTTTTCATTTCTTATATTCTAATTGTTCAACTCTTCGTTCTAAACTATCATGCTTAACATCCTGGACCATTACCATAGTTTTAATGTCGTTAAGGTCTCTGCTCATCTTCATCAAAGCATTAACCCCTAATGCTCCGATGAAAGATAAGATGGCTATCAACCCCGATACAAGCCATAAAAGAATGTCAAATTGTGTCATTATATATTTATTAAGTTCCATTTATTATTATTCCAAAAATATTGCTTATTATCGCTAGGATAAGGTATTGGTGCTTCCCATTTATAGTTTACTAAAATCCAATCTTCGTATGGCTTAGGCGAAATAAAAACATCATTGATACTATCATAAGTAAATCCTATTCCAGCATAAGTATTTCTAAAATTAGAATTATAAGATGTTTGTTTTATCGTATCGTAATCATAAATACTTTTAATATTTAAAGAATCTATAAAATCAATACCTAATTGTTCAACTTCAATTCCATTATTAGTAATAACTTCGTTATCAATAACTATTACAGCTATTACAATACTTTCTTTTATAAGTGCAAAATTTGCCATTATTGAAATTTATATTTTATTATTACTATTCCACTTCCACCATTACCACCAAAAGGAAAACCAGTTGTATATGCTCCAGCACCGCCACCACCCGAACCTGTATTTATTGTTGCACTTGTTACTAAAATAGCAGTAGAAGCACCTGACCCGCCATTACCAGCTCCACCAGTTCCACCATTACCACCAGCTAAATTATAACTTCCACCTCCACCACCGCCAGCATAAGTTACTGAAGTTCCTGTTATCGAACTTGCTAATCCATTACCACCAGGTTGACCAGTCCAAGATGCAGATGAAGTACCAACAGTTCCAGCACCTCCACCACCTCCACCACCAAAAGATGAAGAAGAACCTCCATTTTTACCTTGACCAACCGTACCTAAAGGAGTAGCAGGAGTTGAATCTTTTCCAGCACCACCACCACTACCATTAAGAGTAACAGTATTTGTAGTACCAAAACCTTGACCTTTACCACCCCCATAAGGAGCTATTGAATTAAAAGATGAAGACACTCCATTATTACCCGAAGTTCCACCAGTTCCACCATTACCTCCACTACCAACAACAACTGGATAAGTTTGAGCTGTAATAGATAACCCTGTATTTGTTAAATAACCACCAGCTCCACCGCCACCATTACCAACTGCAGCGCATGGTCCACTTCCACCGCCACCACCAGATATAACTAAATATTCAACTACATTATTAGGAGCAGTACCTAATTGACTAACTACAAAATTAGCAGTTGATAAAAAAGTGTGAATCTTGTAATCTCCTACTGTTGTTATAGTTCCACCCGTTGCAACTGTAAATTGTATTGGTGGCACTTTATTCATTAAAGGTATTAAGTTGTAATACATTATGCTTGTGTGTTAATTCCTAAAACATCAAATTTAGTATCTGTATCATTCCAAACCAAACCAATATAAATAGTTTTACTAATAGTTGTTGTAGTTGGTAATGTTACTCCGATAGCCCGATAGTTAGTATCAAAGGCTATTGTTTGTGCTGTGCCATTATCTTTTATTCTTATTATCATTGCTTGTCCTTCCGACATTGTGCCTGTTGGATTTGCTATTGTTAAGCCTGTAGCTTGAGCTGTTATCTTAACTAAATCATTTGTTGAGGTTGGTGTTACCGTTGCTGAACTTGTTACACTTTGAACTCTAGGAGCATATTCCGCTTTACCATTAAATGTAGTCCAATCTGTTGAACTTAAATAACCATTTACTGAAGTTGTTGCTACAGGAATTGAAATAGTATTTGTTGCTCTACTTAATGGACTTGAAAATGTTAATGTTGATTCTTTACCACTAAATGAAGTCCAATCTGCTGAAGTTAAAGCACCCCTATTTGAAGCACTTGCATCAGGTAAATTAAAAGTATGAGTTGCAGTTGCTGAAGATATATTAAAATCAGTTCCTGTAGTACCCGTTGCTAATGATTGTATTTGTGCAGTTAATCCATTTAAAGCTGTTAAGCCACTTGTAAAAGTTGTTATGATTTGACCTAAATGGCTATTCTCAGTATGTAATGTAATTGTGCGACCACTATTTGTAACATAAAATCTAATTGCTAACCTATCAGTTAAAGTTAAAACAGTTTGTGGAACTGCTAATGCTGTTATATATAAATCAATAGCTGTACCTCCTGTAATGTTTTCAGGTGTTGCTGAATTACTTGCAATTAAAGTTAAACTAGTCCCATCGTATTTATATAATTCTACATAAAAACTAGGAGTACCTCCAGCTGAAGATGCACTAAAATATGTTTCAAAATTCCAATTACCACCTGGTATTAATAATTGATTAGGATCATTTGCATCGGTAATAAAACTTTCAATATAACCATTAGATGAAATTGTAAAATCAGTTCCAGCTCCAATAATAGGTGTTTTACTTATTTCTTTAAAAGCCACTCCACCTAAAGTTCCTTGAGCTACCGAACCATTAAGATAATAAGATACTGAAGAACCGCCACCGCTTGACATTGGAAAGTTAGCAAGTGAACCATCGCCCCTAACATATTGACTAACCACACCAGCTCCTGTTATTGCTATTGTGCCACTTGTTGTTATCGGACTACTAGCAACACTAAAAGCACTCGGCATTGATACGCCTACACTTGTAACTGTACCAGTTGTTATGTCACCGCTACCTAATAAAGTTGTTGAATTAATAGTTTTAATATTAGTACCCGAAACTAAAGTATCTTGTTTTAAATTTAATGCTGTTTGAGTTGCTGTAGATACGGGTTTGTTTACATCGGAAGTATTATCAACATTGTTTAATCCAACCATTGATTTTGTTATTCCCGAAGTCGTTCCTGTAAAAGTTTTATCTCCAGCAATAGTTTGTGTACTTGTTGAAATCACACCCCTAGCTGTTGCACTTGCATCGGGTACGTTTAAAGTTATTACTGGAGTTGTAGTGCCGTTTGCTACCGATGAACTTAAATCAGTTCCACTTGTTCCTAAAGTTAAAGCAGCTACACTTGTAACTGTTCCACTTCCACCGCCACCTGTTGAAGCAATAGTTATTATTCCATCCGCTGTAGTGCCTGTAGTTGTTAAAGTTATATTACTTCCCTCAACTAATTTTATACTTCCACCTGTAGCCGATAAAGTTGCTGTATGCGAAGTTGAATCTGAAGTATTTGCTAATGTTTGATTTCCGCTATTTGTACCGCTTGTATTTCCGATAATAGTTTGTTCTGCATCGGTTACATAATTTTTATTTGTACTTGCTGCTATATCCGCTGTTGTTGCATCTGCTCCAGCAGTTACTAAACCTTTTGAATCATAAGTGATTTTAGTTTTAGTTGCTCCAGTTATAGCTGTATTACCAGTTACTTTAGTTCCTAATGCTGTATTCAAATCGGTTTGACTTGCTAACGTTCCTGTTATAGCACCCCATGAAACAGCACCCGCTGCACTTGGTCCGATTAAAGTACCACCTAAAGTAGTACCGTCTCCGATATAAAACATTTTAGTATCAGTTGTATAAGCGACCTCGCCACTTTCTAATACAACCGTTATTCTATCGGCATTCGTGCCACGTCTAATTCTTATTGCCATTTTATATATTATTAAATAAAGTTACCGCCATCTATTAAAGTATATGAAGTTGCTGCTGCAAAAGTACCGCCATCAATTAATACATTGAAATTAGTACCGCCACCACCACCACTATATATAGGAATATTTAAAACATTACTTACTAAAGTAGATGCTCCACTTGTCCCCGTTGTTGTTAATGTTATTCCGCTTCCAGCTGGCAAAAAAGATAAAGCACTTAATTGAGTAGTACCATCACCTAACTTGAATTGACCTGTTGTACTTAAATACGCTGGCTCACCAGCTTTTAAAACCATTGTTGGATTAGCTGAAAACCATGCTGAATCTTTTGGATCGTATCTTAATTCTACTACTGCCATTTTATGTTAAAGTTTGTATTATTGTAACTGGAGCCGGGTTAGTTAATGTTTGTATTAATTCTTGTAAAACTTCAATCGTATAATAAGAACCGCAAGGCACCACCGCAATAACATTCCCATCTTGATCTATTATTCTAACATCGTCAGGATTAATAACTGAAGGCGAACCTGTTATTGGTAGTGAACAAGCATCCCATTCAAAGATGGATTTAAACTCAATATCAAAATACCAACCAGCAACCTCATCGTTAAAAGCATCTACAAAATCAGTTAAAGTTGCATTTTCGTTTACATCAATAAGTTCTGAGAAATTAAATTGTTTAAAATAAATTAAAGTATCTAAAGCTATTTGCTTACAATCCGATAAGACCTCTAATTGATTTCTTAAACCCTTCTTGCTTTTATCACAAATGTAAAATCTTATAACAGTAATATCACTAGTCCCTTCAACTCTGTTAGGTTGCAAAGTACCAAATAACATAGGATATTTAATTGACTGACCGCCATTTAATTGATCCCAAGGGTCACCAAAATACCAACTCTTAATTTGCTTGTGAGCAGTCGAGTACGTTGCTATTGTTGATATTAATTTGTTTAAGGTAAACATCTATTAATTTCTTATTTTTTTTAATGTACTTTTTAATTTCAATCTTTGTTTTTTTTCTTATTGCCATATAGGGTTATCTCGGTTATCTTGAATATTACTATAATCTTTTTTACCTAAAATTCTAGTGCCTAAATAAATGTCTACATCGTAAGCATTTCGTTCAGGGAATATATCCGCTCCTGTATTTGTGTTATAAGTTGGATAAGTTGAGTTATTATAGTTTAAATATTTTATCATTCTATCCCCGTACATCTCACCATTTGTTTTCCAAATATTCATTAAATATTCCATGTCATTAGTTGGTATCGGTTGCCCGTTATCACTACTATTTGTCATTATGCCTTTGTTCGCATATCGGAATTTAAACGTTGGTGAGCTTTCATACATAATATAATGCACCATCATTTTTAAAATGTAGTTATCTATTATTAGTTTGTAAGCTGCAGGAATTGTAGTTGCTGAATTTATATAAGCTAAGATGTGAGTTTCAATCGTATTATATAAACTAGTTCCCAATAAAGGAAGTATGTATTTATCCTGTACCAATTCAATAACTGGTGTTATCTTATCGTACTCGGTATTATCGTCAATAACCGAATGTCTAATTAAATAATCTTGTCCAATCCAAAGTGTTGCCATGTTTATTTCTTTTTACGTTTTATCCTAGTTTCACCAACCCAAATATGGCGGCACCAAGGAGTTGTTTCAGTTCCGTTATTATAAAATCCTCCACGAAAATCCCAAGCTGATTCTCCAAACTCGTTGGTAAAAGCATCTATTTGTTCGTAGGTTAATCTTCTTGCTACATTTTTTCCATCAACAGTTTCTCGACCACTTGTTTCAATCATCATTTGTAAACAGAATTCCCTTGTTGTTGGTAATCTTTTAGGGCCACTTACATCAGGTCTTTTATCGTATTTATAAACAGTGTAAATTTCGGTATCGTAATCTTCAGTATCTTTATCTAATCCTTTTTGAGTTGGTGTAAATATCCCATCTAAAAAGCTACCTAGTTTTTTTTCTTTTAACCAAGTTATTTCATTATTTATTTTTTCAATATCTACATTTAATGACTTAGCAAGTTCTTCAGGTTTCGCAAATGGATTACCTTTAAATTGATTAAGTATTGCATTTCGTAAATCAGTAACTGATAATTGTAATCTATTGGCTGTATATAATTTTTGTTTCGATAACTCGAATCTTAAAACTTGTTTTGAATCTTTAAAGTTTACATATTCAAGGTCTATAATTTCGTCATCATCATCTACATCTACAGCATTTGCTTTTACCCATTCAATAAATCTTTTTTCTTTATCAGCAGATTGTTGAACTTTTACAACCTCATTATTTATTTCTTCTTGAGCTATTCCTAAGAACGTTAAAGCATCCGCATCACTTAATCCAAACCCTGTTTTAATCATTATCAAAGCCTGGTCTGCTGTATAATCACCCTTCTTTAACTTGTTGGCTATATTAAAAAGATTTTGTCTTTGTCTGCCTGTTAAGTTTTTAAGATGTTCGTTTACTTGTATTTCTTCTTGTATTACAGTTGCACTCGGAGTGCCAATTTCTGCAGCTTCAATCTTTAAACCGTATTTTTCAATAATATAATTCGTTACGATATTAGGATCTCTAGCATTTAAAGCATTGATAACATTTTGATTTTCTAATGGAAGTTCTTTGCCTATTGGCTGAACTTGTTCTACTTCAAATTTAATATCTAAACCAGTCTTTAGTTTAAACATTTTATCAATAAACTTATTAAAAGCTACTTGTTCAATTTTAGCATATTCGTTAATAAATAATTCATGAGCTAAGTCTAATTCGTTACGATCTCCTAAAGTACCCTCAGTTTTGATTTTAAACAACACTCCTGGAACGTTATGTCCTGTGATTATCTTTTGTTGATTACGTTTATTTAAAGCTTCGTATTGGTCTGCTAATCCTGTAGGAGTTACATTTACAACTTCTGCTCCTTTGCCATCGGGATTAGTAAAACTTAATACTACCTTGCCAGCATTTTGTGTACCTTGATGTTTTTCTTGGAATCGTTCTTTGATATCTTCTTTAACTTCAGGTGTTAATTTACCACTAAAAAAAGTAATAATATGACCAGCACTAAATCCATTCTTTACTAAACTATGAAAAAAGTTACTAATCTCAATATCGGTATTAATGTCTAATAGAACGCTTGAATAATCGGGTGAAGGGTATAAGCCATCTAATTCATTTAAAGACGGTGTAAAGTCCTTAGAATAGTAAATTGAGGCACCTATAAACCCATCTTTATAAAATGGAAAGTAAGTCTTTTTTAAATGGTAACTTTTAGCAGTCCAATCTTCACTATACCAAACTCCGCAATTATCTGCACTTAGTCTTATCTTACCCATATCTAAATGGTAAAACTCAATCGGTTGGCCTATTAAATTTGTAGTTACTTGACATGCAAAACCTCCGTATATAGCCTTGTCGGAATCACATTTTTTTCTTAATTCATACCATGAATCAAATCTATTTGCCTTCGCTAAAAATTGTTGAACTTGTGGTAAATCTTGACTAGGTACTATTTTTAATCCGCTAAGATAACGTGCTTTACCTTTTAAAATAGCAGCATGCTCAGGATGATTATTGTAAGAATTTAATAATTCTTTTGGGAAGTTATTGTCTTTGCCCCACTTAACAAATTCTCCAGCTGTATCTATTTTATAAGTAGGAAGTTGGTTAACATCCATCTTAATAGTAATTATGTCATTA